GTGTTCCTACTGGGGCTTCACCAATAGCACCGAGCATGGTGTTGACGGCATCTAGACGGGTTGTTTTGGTGGTATCACTCATAAAAGTATTGGGAATAAATTGAGCTACTTGTAGCCATTTAGCAAGAGGGACAAAGGAAATGAGCAAACCCGTGCCCTTTGGATAGACTACAAGTAGCTAAAAAGTGACCCCCAATCCCACGAATGAGATTGGGGGCTGTGTGAAAAAGGACTAAGTAGCCCCGTTGTTATTAAACAGTGCGGTTGACCACAACAGAGGCTTCAGGACGAAGTGAGCCATGACCCATTGCGTATTTGGACACAAACAACGTGCCCTGACGCGCAATCTGGTATTCAGACTCAACTGCGATGTCACGAAGCTTGACCGTTCCCGCAGCAGCTTTGTGGAAGCACAGAGCGCGGAGGCTGCTGAAATCACCATTATAGGTGTTGTTTTCACCAGTCACAGCAGCCGACCCGAAACGAGGAAGGTTGTTTGAACGAGCAATCTTGAAACCAGCCACTTCGGGGAGTTCAACACTGGACAAATTACCAGTGTTACCAAAGAAGCGGTTGAACAAGTCGGTGCTAGAACGAGCAACTTTGTAGTATTCGTTCGGGTTCAAGACGCAAAAACGGTCTTCAGACGGGATGTTCTTTTCATCAAGACTCTGTGCGGCTAAATAAAGACCGTCCACAATCTGCGTTCCCGTAGGCTCACTACCAGAGGTGTTAGCCAACGTCACCGCTGAACCAGCACGTTCATTGAGGATTGTGCAGGTTGCCGTGGCTGTTGTGCTCGATGTGCCACCAGATATGGTAATTGTGGGCGCAGAGGTGTAACCAGAACCGGGGTTGGTGATTATGATACCATTAACTTGTGCTGATGTTGCCACAATCGTTCCAGTAGCCGTAGTTCCACTAGCAGGAGCGGAGAACGTAACCGTGGTTGCAGCAGCAGTATAAGCACCTTTGTTGGTAATGCTTACGCTATTGACTTTACCATTACCCGTAACAGCCGAAGTCCCAGTTGCACCCAACGCAATAACGCGAGCAATGTTCTGGTCAAATTTCTTTGCCAACGCACGGCCAAGCTCAGTCGAGTAGATAGAACGCACATCGTAGTGGTTCATCATCTCGTCAATGTTGGGCACAAACACGCTCGAAAGAAGCAACGAGTCAATGTTGATGACCTTTTCATCGTGGAGGATGTTGGAAAGGAGCGAGTTACCGCTATCAAGGATGTCATATCCCGGCGTGTGATACGCCGCCGTTGCATAACCCGTCAACGGGAACTGAGCGGATTTACCGTTTTCAATCGTCCGCATCGTGTGCATCTGACTGAAAATGTTTTCCGTGGTGAACGTGGTGAGGACTTCACCAGCAAATTTCTTCAGGAACAAAGCCAAATCACTACCTGCACCAAGACTTTGACCTGCACGACTGGGATTAGTTGGGACGTTATTAGCAGCCATATTTTTTAATGAGTTTACCGAGTTTACCGACAAACACGGGTGCTAGTTAGGTCACAGCTTTGATGGTTATACCTATAAAATTCAACTCAATTAACTAATTTGTCTTTCGGCAATACAGCACAAAGAGTTGTCTGACGCATCAGGCTCTATGAAAAACACTAGTCAACGATTACTTACGTTACTATAACCTTCAACCGACTTTCACTAACCCATGTTACTTAGATACCCCGTTTTGTTTGTTAAGGGCATCCAAAATCTCTTTCATACGAGCATCAGGAACACTCCAGCTAGGCAGGGGTCGCACAATACACTCGTTTGATTTGACGTAGATAACCTCTTTATCAGCAGGGATTACTACGACTCTGGTTTGTTTCTTATTACTTAGGCAGCAGCTTGTCAAGAGAACTGTTAACGTAATCAGCATCCCCGCTAACAATGGCTTTGTTGGTTGCATCTTTAATCTCTTGGGCTTTAGTGGCTGGGTCATCCCTCTGCTGAAGCCGCCGCAACCACCAATACCCAAATGGGGTGGCGATTGCGGCAGCTATTAGTAACAGACTACTGATCATCAAGCTTTTTTCTTAGACACGATTGACCAGATAACACCGACTACACCAACCACACCACCAATGGCTTGCTCAAGACCTGCGGAGTCCACAAGACCTTTAGTGACAAGAGCACCACCAGCAATAGTGAGGATGTGGCGAATAATACCAAACACGATTTCTTTAGTCATATATTTTAGTTACAAGGGTTATTGGGTGATTACAAGATGTCTGAGTGTTCCAAACGGCGTTCAACGTCCCTACGGTAAGCCGGGTCAACCTTATACCGTGGGTCTGACATAGCGGTAACTAACTCGGCGGTGCTACGGTAGGCTTGGATGTTATTAGACGTTGCTGGTGCGCCACCAAGCAGCTTAGGGGACTTGTTCTGGTTCTGGTAGCGGGACTGAAGCCCACGCACAGCCAACAGAGTTTGCTGGTGATTACCGGAGTTGATGAGTTCATTGAACGTAGAAACTTCTTCAGCACTAAGGGCATCTTCCGCCCACTGAATCATACCTTGATACGCTTCTTGTCCACCTACTGCGTTATAGACCTCGTTAATCTGTCCTGTTACAAGGGCTTGCTGACCACGAATAAAGGAATCAACAATGTCTTTACCAAAGCCTTTTTGCTCTAGCTTTTGGTAGCTTTCATCGGACAAAGAACCAGAATCCAAGAACTCCTTTGAATACTCGTCAAACGCTTTGACTCCAATGACTTCTTTAGCGGCTGTGACGCCTTCTGGTGAGTCGGTGGCTTTAGAAGCATCCGTTGGTGTTTTAGCTGGCTCATCAGCTTTCTTACCGATTTTCTTCTCTAGTTCTAGGTAAGCTTTAGCCAGGTCTTCTGGGGATTTAAACTTCTCTGGAAGCCAGTCGGGTTTCTGAGGAGTATCCGCTTCAAGGGCTTTAGCATCCGTTTCTAGGCTTGCGTCACTAGGGACGATGTTTTCCACACGGGTCATTCCCCCAACTTGGGTGGATTGAAGTGTGGCTGAAATTGTAGCTGCTTTTGAGTCAACAGGAGTTGAACCAGAGGTAGTTGTGTTGTTACCGTTAGCGTCCCCATTAAAGGAGACATTTGTAGCGTTACTCATTTTATTTACTTTAGTTACTGGGGTTTTTCAGGGGCGGTATCGGGAGATTGCGGTTGTTGTTTAGCTGCCATAGCCAAGTCAGTAATGCTCTTGATACCAGACGGGCCTAAGTCACTGGTCATCTTCATCATCTGTGCTTGCTGCTGTTCAGCCGCCATTTGTTCTGGGGTCTTAATAAGACCGTCCACATCAATACCAATGGCTGTGGCGCGGCGACTAAGATAAACATCAATGTTGATGTATTGAGCTACAGCCTGTGGGCCTAGTGATTGGCCTACACCAGCCACAAATAAATCTAGTTTATTCAGGTCATTACCACGACCAAGAGCCTCAATACCAGTCACAATAACGGGTTTGACAATCTTCTTGGGTAGCTTAGGAAGCCGACGTGTGGCACTCATGCGGTCAACAAGTAGCTCCACAAGTGGTAATTGAAACTCTTGGCTCAAGATGCTGTATGTTCCACCGATGGAAGACTCCAGTTCTTGAGCCATAAATCGAATCTCAGCAGCCGTAACACGTTCAGCGTTACGTTGGATTGAGCTATTCAAAAGGAACGCAAAGGCCAGACGTTCCTCAATGGTCATCATGGTAGCTTTGGCAATGCTGAAGTCCGCCGCTTTCTGGAGTTGAAGCACCGATACATCGTTAGCGTTACCGCTTACAATAGCCCCATTGGGTGACTCAGAAATTACCTTAGCCCTTGTAGTGCCGTTGGGGTTCACAAGGAACAACACCCTAGCGGCTGCTGCTGCACCTTCAACGATGGCTTGAGACAGAGCTTCCAACGAAATCAAGTCACCAATGTATTCTTCTACGTAACCACGACCATAATCCTCACCATCAACCCGGTTAAACCGAAGGGCAAGATAGGGGCATTTATCAATGGGAAAGAAACCATCTGACTCAGGGATTACCGTATCACAGACTTGTTGCTGGATGTGCCACCGTTCCATCTCATCTTCACGGGAAATAATGGTGTAGAGTTCTACAGATGCGTTCTGTTCACTTTTTGCATCATATTCTGATTCTCCTTGTTCCTCGCTGTTGTAGACTGCCCTGACTTCTTTAGGAAGCGCACTAGGGGCTATCTTTTCACAGATAACAATCTGAAGGACGTTACCAGAGGGGTCACGTTTAACGCAGTAGGAATCCATACGGAACATCCGTAAGTTACCCACCTTTGGCATGTAGATAAGGACGTTACCTGCTACGATCAACTGACGAAGGGCTTCATAGGCTGTGACACGAATAGAACTGGTTTCAACCTCTCGTTGAACTGCCCGTTCCATCTCAGCCAAAGCCTTTTCCATCTCACTCTTGAGTTTATCTACGTTCTCACCCCCAAGTTTCTTTAGAACAAACGGGTCAATTACAAAGCGAAAGAAAGGGCTGTTTGGTGGGAACAACGTCAGCAACAACTTAGATGCTAGGTTGTTTACACCCCGTGCCCCTACACCTTGAAACGGTGTGTAGTATTTAGTCTGTGCCCCGTGACCCGCTGGAGGGATTAGGG